AAGAGAAGCTTTAGATACAAATCCAAATTTTTCTAGGACTGTTCCTCTTGTACCAGAGAATAATCCGTCTTCGTCAACAACAATAACGTGAACTTCATCAAGTGAGCCGCCTTTGTTTGAAACATAGGTAGATGTGCCTGGTGCTGAAGTAAACTGTGTTGCGTATACCCAACCTGTATATGTGTTTGCATCGGCAACGGAAACTCTTAATGTGTTACCAATAGCTCCTGCATAACGAGCAAAGGCAATACCGTAAGCGGTATTACCAGTAGAAAAGTTATCTAAGTAATCATCTTCGTTCTTAATCAATGCAACATTGTTAGCACCATTAGCGGTAGCGTTTCTTGTTGTTGTGATATTAGCAGCACGAACAATTTTTAAGTTGGAAGTGTATGCTAAGAAGTTTGCTGCTGAGAACCAATATTCATAATTTGTTGAGTCTGGATTACCGAATGTAGCGGCAAGGCGAACTTCGTCAGATATCGTAATAATTTCACCGATTGGACCCCACGCAAACGGTCCTGCAAATGCGCCAATTGAGGTAGCGACTGAAGGGACAATTGTAGTCAGGTCGATTTCTGATACGTTTACCCCTGGTGAGAGCTGAAATGCCATTGGATTTCTCCTTTAGTTGTGAGTCAATTTTTCTTTTATTGTCTATTTAGTTTTTTAGAAAGTTGAGGATGAGGTATAACCTCGTTCAGACCAAACATCTCCATTAGTACTATCAATAGTGATTTCTTCTTTGAGACCATTATCAAATATACCTACTGGAGCTAAATCTTCATCTACCAACATGTTTTGTTCTGCCAACATCAATTTTCTTATATCAATGTTAGTGCTGTCTTTGAAAAATGTCTGAGCCGTCAACCATGCAAAAATAACCAGACCCATCACCAAATCGTCATTGTTTCCTTCTTCCGCAGCATAACTGTCACGGATACGGACAAAAGTATTCATCTCAGCAATGGTATCAAAATCATTTACAATCAGTTTATCGTTTTCTACCAATGTTTTTAAGTTGGCACATCCAATTTTTTTGACTGATTTTGTTGTTTTGATACCAAAAGATGTATTCCTTCTAAATCCTCCAGAAATACTTTGACCTTTGATATGATGGTGTTCTAGTTTATAAATGTTTTCGTATTCTAAATCATAGTGTAGAATATCAACCACTTGTTGGCCAATATTATTAGTTTCAATCAAAGCATATGCTTCATTGTATTTCTTTGCAATCGAATAGATTACAGTTGGGAAAAACAATAAAGGTAATTTATTATTTCTATATTTAGCAACTTGTCTATATGGTGTTTGAGATACATCTAACACATTAATGGTAGAGTAATCTTGTTCAACACCTTCTGCACAATCTACTGTGGCAATATAGAGGTGGTCTTTAATAGGTTCTTCATATATATCAAAACCCTCAATTGAGGATAATGGATTGTGGAATGCCAGACTACGGAGTTTGGCACCAGAAATAAGTGTTGCCGATGAACCAATGAATTCGGTTTCAAACTCTTGTCGGAATTGTTCCTCAGAAGTGTTTCGAATTGTTTCGTCTTTCCACGCTGCATCACGGCCTGGTACTTGTGACCAATGCACCTCAAGCGGTTTGTAAGTGGAACGACCCTCCGTTGCGTCCACCCACATCTTATAGAAGTGATTCAGACCGTACGGTGTTGAGACAATAATAACTTTGGTAGTTTTACCTGATGAGATAACAGGGTATGTTGATGTGAAAAATTCGTCTGCCATGTTCTTTGGAACGAAAGCGAATTCATCAAGGAAAATTAAGTTGTAAGAACCACCACGAACACCAGATGCTGATGTTGCAAAGGCACTTATCTTTGATTTGTTTTCTAACTCAATGTTACCTTTGTTCCAAACAATGATACCTTGTTGCAACCATAAAGGTAAATATTCATAGGCATATTGAATACGTCCTAGAATTTCACGAGCAAGAGAACCTTTGTTAGCGAGAATTGCAATACTGTAGTCATCTTGAAATAGAACAGACCATAACATATAACCGACAGTTGTAGTTGTTTTACCAACCTGTCGAGGCATCTTTGCAATACAGAAACGATTTTCGTGAAATGTTGTAACCATTTCCTCTTGGAACGGCCACATTTCAAATGGGATAAGACCTCTATCTACGTTAACAATCTTAACATAAGTTTTGATGAAGTAAACAGGGTCTTCAGTACATTTTATAATCTCGGCAACTTGTTCCTCGGTGTAAGCTATTTCTACACCGGTTCGTTTTAAGTTTGCATTGCCAAGGTATCCACCAGCATCTATCATATTATTTAATTAGACTACGAAGCATCCAAGCTTGTTTTTGGTGTTGGTCTAAAATGTCTTGTAAGAAGTTGCCAATCGCAGGTTCGTTTGCTTGTTCAGCAGCCGCAATACCAGCACGAAGATGTACAATATATCTATCATTGTCTTGTTTTAGTTGTGACAACATTGCAATAGCACTTGGTATTGTTTCTGTATCTGAAATGTCTGATAACTCCAACATTCTAGGTAGAGTTGTTGGTGCATAAGAATCCAACATACGAATTTTTTCAGCAATCAAATCTGTGTTTGCCCAAACCGCATTATAAAATAGATTTAGAAATGCATGATAATCATTGAAATTTGGACCCTCAATGTTCCAATGAAATGTATGTGACTTGAAATACAAAGCAAAGTTTGTACCCAAAATTACTTTAAGTTGTTGTATTAGTTGTTCCATAGTAATCCTATTTATTGTTCTTTAGAAATTTAACAAGTTCAGTTGTTGAACCAACAAACACAGCCTTATCTATGTTAGTGGTAGAATTGCCTTTTGATTGTGTTGGATCCAAATCTCTTTTGCGTTTCTGAATCTCCAACAAATCTTTATTCAAGTCTGCCAAGTTTTTAATCAGTCCTGCGGCAACTTCATATGCTCTTGGATGTTCTGATGCAGTAGCAACTAAAAGTAGATTGTCAATTGCACTATTACCTTTTGAAATCAAGTCTCTAATATTTGTTCGTGCAAACTCGGCATCATCTTCAACAGGTGTTTTTACTTCAACAATTTCTGTTGTTTGATAATCAATGGGTTCAACGTCAAGGACCTCTGATAGTGTTTGATTCAATTTATTCATTATGTAGCCGGTCCATCAGTTATTATTTCAGAAAATCCAAACTCATCATCTGGCTCAGCATTCAATGGTTTTGGTCTTGTGTTTATTGTTGAAAGTAGTAATGGAGTTTTATCAGCAGTTTTAATTGTAAATGTTGCACCAGTAAAGTCACCACGAACAACATCACCAACCTCCAAATAATCATTAAGTGATTGAACAACTAATATGCCATTATTTGCATTACTGAAGTAAACAACTTTGCCATATACATCTTTATCGGTAACTCTGATTGATTCTGAATCAGAGAATCTACCAACACCATTTGCAAAGTCAACATAGACTTGTTGTTCAAGTAAACTATTTGGTTGAATGAATATATTTGTGTTAGCAGTAGTAATAACTTTACCAGTTTTAACTGGAGGCCAGATATGTCCTTTTGCAGTAAATTCTAAATTCCAAATAATCATTCTGGTGGTCATCATTTCACCTTCATAATCTACCTCATTTGAAACTGAATTCAAAATAATAGGCATATCATATTTTGGATCCATAGCTGGCACAAAATCTACAGTTACACTAAAGTCTGGTGTGAAGAATGGTAAAATTTGTTCTAAGATTTGTGTGCCATCTTCTGTGTTTCTTACATAGATTGATAATGAGAAATCAAAATTATAAGGCACAGGAACATATTGTGTTTTTACCGAAGTTGCATTATTCGCAGAAAAATTACGAACTGTAGTGGGTAATTTTCTACTTGAATCATAACTCATTCCTGTCATATCAAATGAAATTCTAGGAAGAGTTGTTGCAATTGATTTGGTTAGTGTTGGGTCACTAGTCAATCTTGTTATATATTTTTCTTTTGCACCCCAATTCAAAGGAACTTTAATAGTTTCTTTTGCGGTCAACCCATCTTTGGTGTAACGAACCAAATAAATGTCATTGAAAACTGTGCCAAATGCGACAACGATTTTTCTTATTGTTCTATTGTAGAATGGTGCATTACCAAGCATTTTTAAGCCTCACCGAACGGGTTGGATTCACTAAAATCAATTATAGAATCTGATTCACCTTCAATTAAAGAATTATCCATAATATCTTCAAACGCAGTATTGTCATTGTATGATGTGTTTGCAGTACCAAATGAAGTCCAAGATGCACCACTTGTTGCACCTTTTGTTAATGTATTGTTTGCAAAAGTTCCTATTGTACGAATAACATTCAATTTTCTTGTTGCGGCTGTAAAATCATAAACAACTGATTGGAATGTTGCATTTGCCAAAGTTGTTCCCTGATAAGCAATTTCCTCTGCTACAAATGTACCTGAACCGCCTGCGGCTAATGTGAGTTGTGTTCTCGCATATGAATCACGAATCTGTTCATCAATTTCTTCAATGCCTGTATTAATAACTTCTTCTGAGAACACAAACTGTTTACATTTTAATGAATAAACGTATACATTTCCACCACGACCACGGCCTAATGTATAAAACATTGCTTGGTCATTCTCATGTTCCACGAATGTAATTTCAAAAAAGTTTTGAATTAAAGGAATGTAAACCAAATCACCTTCTCTTGGCCTGATAAGGTTTGATGCACCAGTTGTGTATTTGAATCTACGGCGTGATACTAATAAACTAAGTTCATCTCTAATCTCTAAACCAAATTTAGAAATGAAATCACCTTCACCATCCATACCTGTAACATTCT